CTGTGATGCCCAAGACCTGTTTGAGCATGCAACGTCATGATCAACGTGCAGAGTTTTGGTTTGTGGCCGAGGGCGAAGCCACAGTGTATACTTTAGACGCTGCCAGCACAGACGCTGACATCAAATGTTCCATGACTGTGCACCAAAGTTGTTGGATTAATCGCAATGAGTGGCATCAACTTTGTAATGAAACAGACCAGCCACTGCGTCTGATTGAAATTCAATACGGTGAAAACTGTGTGGAAGAAGATATACAACGCCGATGAAAAACATTGTTCCTGTTTTTGTAGGTTATGATCCAAGAGAGGCCATTGCCTATCATGTGTGTGTGAACTCAATCATACGCAATGCTTCGGCACCAGTGGCCATTGTGCCTGTGGCCTTGAACCTGTTCAAAGATTACACAGAAACACACACCGACGGCAGCAACCACTTTGTTTACACGCGGTTTCTTGTGCCCTATCTTATGGGCTGGACTGGCCGTGCAATTTTTATTGACGGCGACATGATTGTGCGCGGCGATGTCATAGAGCTCTACAACAGCATAGGCATGGACAAAGATGTGGCTGTGGTCAAACATGACTACAAAACCCGCATGAGTGAAAAGTACCTGGGCAGCAAAAACGAAGACTATCCGCGTAAAAACTGGAGTTCAGTCATAGTATGGAACTGTGCTAGTTTTCCCAATCGCCGACTCACACCCGAATATGTCTCAAAAGCCACTGGTGCAGAATTGCATCGTTTTACCTGGATTCAAGACAGTCGAATTGATGAGCTTCCAAAAGAATGGAATTGGTTGCCCGATGAGTACGGACCAAACCCCAACGCAAAACTGTTGCACTACACCTTGGGCACTCCCTGCTTTCACGAATTTGCTGACACACCACAGGGTGATGAGTGGCATCGTGAACGCATACTGACCGAATACTGCCAACAAAGAAACATAGCATGACCAACTTTATTTTTCTCAGCAAAGGCGGTGAAGATGAATACATCAACATGCTGGCCAAAAGTGCAGGCCAAGAGCCCACTGATACAGACTTTTTTGATTACAAGTATGATGTCATACAAGACGGTATGACACCAGTGCTGCGTGGTATTCTTAAATACAAGATCATGCACAAGTGCTTGGCTGACAAACGAGATTTTTACTACATCGATTCTGGTTATGTTGGCAATCATGTCAGCAGACAAAATCGTCTGGGCATGAAACTGTATCATCGCATAGTGCGCAATGATTTGCAACATAATGAAATTCGTGAACGCCCCGGTGACCGCTGGAAGGCACTAGATATCAAACTGTACCCAAGAAAGTATGGCAGCAAAATTTTGATAGCAGCACCAGATGAAAAACCCTGTAGATATTATGGAATAACACAAGAACAGTGGGTTGAACAAACCATACAGGAACTGAAAAAACACACAGACCGGCCCATTGAAGTGCGTCAGCGTGCCCCCAAACGTATTGACCGCGTGGTCACTGCACCATTGCAGCAAGCTCTGGCTCAAGGAGTACATGCGCTGGTGACCTTTAACAGTGTGGCAGCAGTGGAGTCAATACTAATGGGTGTGCCAGCGGTGGTGCTGGCACCCAGTCATGTGGCTAGGCCAGTGGCCAGCACTGATCTTGGGCAAATTGAAAATCCTTATTGGCCTGATCAAGCCCGATTGGAAGCATGGTGTCACAGCATGGCATACGGACAATATCATGTGCGTGAGCTGCAAAATGGCACTGCATTTAAAATGATGCAAGAATAATGAAAGTTGTAAGCTATCTAGCCACACTGCCACGCAAAGAACAGTACACTTCTGAGCAAAGCTACAAAGCAGCCACTGACAAACTCAACACTTTGAAATTTTTCATTCAAGGTGTGCAGGCCTGCGGTGACGAAGGAGTAATTGAACCTGAATTCAACTACCAGCCCAGTGATGTGGCTGTGATCTTGGGTTGGGTCCACGAACATGGTAAAACTGCACCACATCTGCAGTTGAGACAACAGATATTAGATGGCCAGCGGGTATACAATGGCCGCACTGTGATAGCCGACAGCAATCTTTTCTTGTACAAAAACACAGCCAACCCAGGCTATTGGTTACGTTACAGTTTTGATGGTATATTTCCCAACACTGGAGACTACTGTGATATTGCGCCTGACCCCAATCGTTGGTTGTCCGTGCAACAACACCTGGGGATAAAACTTAGACCTTGGCGCACACAGGGCAATCATATTCTGTTGTGTTTGCAACGTGACGGTGGTTGGAGCATGGGCGGATTTGAAGTGCTAGACTGGGCTGTAAAGACCATTATGCAACTGCGCAGATATACCAACCGCCCCATTAGAATACGGGCACACCCTGGTGACAAGCGAGCCAAGAAGTACTGCGATAGATTGACGAAGTTGTGCATTGGGCGTAGATTGCTGAATGTAGAGCTTAGTGCGTCTGGCTCATCGCTAGAACAAGATTTAAAAAACTGTTGGGCTGTGGTCAATCACAACTCCAGCCCCACAGTGGGTGCGGCCATAGAAGGTATTCCAGTGTTTGTGACTGATCCTGAACGCAGTCAGGCCAGAGACATTGCAGAAACAAGATTGGACAAAATAGAAACTCCCATTACTCCTGATCGCGAAGCATGGATTCAACGCATCAGTCAGTTTCACTGGAGTCACCAAGAGCTCGGGGATGGAACAGCCTGGACTCACATGAGAAAGTTTGTGGCCAAATGATAGAAATTGTAACCAGTTTTGATCAACGTTACCATGACCTTATTGGCAAAGACTGTGTCAGCAGTTTCTTGGAGCACTGGGATACGCAATTTGCACTGACATGCTATGTGGAAGGGTTTGCCATGCCCGAGTATGCAAGGATCAAGCAGATTGACTTTGACTCTGCGGTAGATCCTGAATATCATGCACTACAGCAAGACACCGAGTATGGTGTGCAAGTTAAAAAATTCAGCAAAAAAGCATTTGCATTTGTTCATGCCATGTATCACAGCACGGCAGATTGGATCTTGTGGTTGGATGCTGATGTGGTCACAATGAAGTCTGTGCCAGCACATTTGATCATGGACTGTATGCGACCCGAAGACCTTGGCATGTACATGGGTGTGACATACACCACAGACAAGTCTGGTAACCCTGGTTCATGGTTAGTGCCCGAAACTGGGGTGTTTGCCATAAACAAACGTCATGACAAGTTTGATGCTTTTAGACACGAGTATCGTAGACGCTATGTCGAACGCGATCATGCTGACCTGCGTAGATTTTACGATAATGATGTGTTTGGTGCCGCAATCAATCTTGCGGATGCTCCAGTGTATGATTTGTGCAAGGGCTTTGCCAAGCCTTACAAAACGCCCTTGCCGCACACAGTGCTAGGTGAGTACCTTATACACTACAAGGCCAAACACAGCAAGGCTGAATATCAGACAGACCAATAACTTTCTGTGCGTGGTTGAATGAGATCCTTGGCCGCGCTGCGGCCAGTTTCTTTGCGCTTGCCTTTGAGGTGGTCAAGGTACGCACCCCAGGCAGTGTTGATCAAGGGATGACCCTCACCCTTGATCAGTCCTTGACTCCAGTTGAGTTGACGCCATTTGGGATGTGCCGCCTGAACTTCGTTGCGAGTTTCATCAAATACCCAACAGTCATTCCACTCGGCCATGGTCATTAGACGTCCTGAATCATAAGCCAATTGAAATTCTTTGAGCCAGTTTAGTGTAATGTTATCACGTAGATTCATGCCGTACAGTCCGCATTCACTGAACTTGCGTTCGCGTCCTAAATATGCCAATCCAATCTTGGGCGGCATTTGGCTGTTGATAAATTCTGCGGTTATAGGTGTGTGACACACCATGTCTGCATCCATCCAAAACAACACATCAGCATCACAATTGGCTGCACAGTGACACACTGAATATGCTTTGTGACTGAATCGTATGGCGTCCCAACGGAAGCCTATGCCCGGTGCTTTGCCTTTGCGGTCTGCAGGGCCGGTGGCCACCAGGCCACGTGCTCGGGGATCGCTGCCCCAGCGTTGCTTGAACGCCACTATTTCTGGACTCACAGCGTGCAGATCTCTCACATGCAGATTGGGTGCGCTTTGCTGTATTGCACAATCTTCGGTGTACACGTATAGATCAATTTCTTGGGGCCAGTTTTGCAAAAACGTGCCAATCATGCGACTGGCATAGCGTTCGTAGCCGCTGGCATTGAATGTTGTGACAACTGCGTATTTCATAGTGTTTTGTAAATCTCGTTTTGTTTATTGTTCCAATACTGATGGTCAGCAATTTGTTGTTTTAAAATAGCAGTATCTATCTCATCAAGTGTTTGATTTCTAAGAACATCTAAATTTATGCTAACTTGTTCTGGATGAAACCAAAATGCATTCACGGCTCTGGTGTCAAATGTAAAAAACTCATAACCATACTGTGACCACAAATCTTTGTACTTTGATAATGAACAGCCATAATGAAATTTTCTATTGTATGTAACTTTTTTTATTGGGTTTTCAACATAAGGAAAACTAGCCCAATCGTTACCAAAGTGCTTGTTGATCTCGCAACATACCGCCGCCGGGCGGAATCCTGATTGCAACAGGGTTGATGCTACTTCATAATCGAAACTGTCAATATCTAGACTAAAAAAGTCTGGTTGCCAATATTGTTCGGGTATGTATTGTGCAACATCTCCGGGGGAAATCATTCGCTGTATTTTGATCAATTGATCTGGCCATCTCTCAATCACAGAAGAGTCCCAGTCCCATCCGTCTATACCAACACCGCAATATCCCCGATGTAGCAAGTCCAAGGTCATGTTCTGTGTTCCATCTCCGAACCCAATCTCCACAAAAGTTTTTTTTGAGTTTACAATACCTGCCAACATGTATTCAATAATTCCAGTCTCGGTATTTTGACTTAAACCTTGTCGTTCATACGGTAAATGCTTCATTGTGGTATCCATATTGTATTACTCTTGCTCTTGACCGGTGCTGACTCATATGGGCCGCACAAATCATTGAGCCACTGTCTGTGTTGATCTTGTTGACCGTTGTCCTCGATTAACAACCAAGGTCTATTGCGTTTTATAGTGTCGCGACTGCCATCTAACACTGCATTTTCAAAACCTTCAACATCGATCTTGATCCAGTCAACCGATTCAAAATTGAATCGATCCAGTGTGGTTAACTCTCCAGTATGCTTTTCAAACTCTGAGTTGGGCACAAACTCAGCCACTTGTTTGGTGTGTCCACACTTGAGAGTTTGTAATTCAAATGTTGCTGTTTGATCTCGGTCACTGAGACCCAAGTTATAGAGTTCTACGTTGCTGTATGTTTCTAGATTTTTTTGCAAAACTTCAAAGTTTTTAAATACTGGTTCGAAACATATCACATGCTCAAAACGTTCAGCAGTGGGTCTGGCAAATATACCAATGTTGGCACCAATATCAATCATGGTACGCTTGCGAGGAATATTGTTGTACACATACCAACGATAACGATTTTGATAATGTACATCTACTACCTCTTGCAGTCGTTCACTAAAAAATCCATTTGGTGGTTCAGAAGAATACCACAGAGAGTTTATTTTATACATATATAACTATTTAATCTAATGAAAATCAGTCTATTTAATAATTTTGGTGCTAAAAATTCAGTGCCAATTTTTCAAGCCATTGCTCAAGGACTTGTGTCTCAAGGACACACGGTGGTTTATCATGACCACACGGCCGATGTGGCCGTGATCTGGAGTATGCTGTGGACTGGGCGTATGCGCCCCAATCAAGAAGTTTATGATGCATTTAGGCGTCAAGGCAAGCCAGTAATTGTTGCCGAAGTTGGCATGATACAGCGTGGACAAACTTGGAAGGTTGGCATTAACGGCACTGGCATTGGCAGTTACAACTTTGATAATCTCATACCCAATCGTGCGGCCGCACTGGGACTGAGTTTGCGACCTTGGCGCTCGGGCACAAACATTGTGATAGCCATGCAACGTCATGACAGTCAGCAATGGGCAGGATTGCCCAGCATAAATGCCTGGTTAGACAATGTTGTAAAAGAAATTAAACAACACAGCAATCGTCCCATTGTAGTGCGTCCACACCCACGCGGTGCCAGTCCATTGCCCCAGGGGTGTTTGATTGACAAACCCAAAATGACACATGGCACCTATGACGATTTTGATTTTGATCGAGTATTAAGTAGTGCTCACTGTGTACTAAATTGGAACTCAGGTCCGGGGCCTCAGGCCCTGATAGCAGGTGTACCAGCATTTGTTGGTCCAGATAGTTTGGCCAGCACCGTTGCCAATTGGGACTTGTCACAAATAGAAAATCCTCCACGCCCTGATCGCACAGCATGGCTAGAACAACTGGCACACACTGAGTGGACTGTGGAGGAGATACGTTCGGGTTTGCCGTTTACACGCTTAGTCTTTTGATGTCGGCGTCGACCATGTCACGTATCATGGTTGCAAAGTCTGTGCGTGGCTGCCATCCCAACAATTCTCTAGCTCGAGTGCTGTCACCGCATAGACTGTAGAGTTCAGCTGGGCGTTTGAATCTTGGGTCGCTCTTGACCAAATGTTGCCATTCGGATATGCCCACGTGTTCAAATGCCACACGACATAGGTCACCAATGGTGTGTTGTTGTCCGGTGGCAATCACATAGTCCCGTGCTGTGTCTTGTTGCAACATCAACCACATGGCTTCCACAAAATCGCCAGCAAAGCCCCAATCCCTAGCACTGTCCAAATTGCCCAGGGTCACAGAGTCTGCCAAGCCCAGTTTGATACGTGCCACTGCGTCTGTGACCTTGCGGGTAACAAACTCACGTCCACGCAAGGGCGATTCATGATTGAACAATATACCCGAACAGGCATACAGACTGTAACTTTCCCGGAAGTTGATGGTCATCCAGTGTGAATACAGTTTGCTGACACCATAGGGACTGCGTGGACGAAATGGTGTGGTTTCACTTTGTTGGCCAGGCTCAGTGGCATTACCAAACATTTCACTGGTGCTGGCTTGATAGAAGCGAGCATTGGGATTGTGTTGACGTATGGCGTTGAGTAAATTCAACGGACCCATGCAGTTGACTTCTGTTGTGAGTTTGTTTAGGTCCCAGCTGATGCCAACAAAACTCTGTGCAGCAAGATTGTAAACTTCTTGAGGCTTGATGGTCTGCATGATGTGATTCACACAGTTTTCATCAGTGATATCGCCAGTCACAAGTTCAACGTCGTTCTCAATGCCCAGCCAGCGAATGTTGTCTAGATTGGGATTGGAGTAACGCTTGACCAGGCCATATACATGATAGCCTTTTTCAACGAGGTATTTTGCGAGATACGGGCCGTCTTGGCCCGTCATCCCAGTTACAAGTGCAGTCTTTTTCATACTGCTATTTACAGTGCTGTTTAAAACAGGTCAACTTTTTCCCAGGGCAGTTTGGCTTTGCCAAAATGTCCATAGTTGGTGGTCTCGCTGTAGATGGGCCTAAATAGATCAAATCGTTCTATGATACCACGTGGTGTAAGATCCACATTGTCTTGAATCCATTTGGTCAGCTCACGACTGTTGCCATCACTGTCCACGTAGAAGCTCATGGGCTGTGCCACACCAATGGCATAGCTGACCTGCACTGTGGCCCAGGATGCCTTTTGCGCAGCCACAATATTCTTGGCCAAGTAACGCATCATGTAAGCAGCAGACCTATCAACCTTGGTGGGATCTTTGCCTGAAAATGCTCCGCCACCGTGTGGTGCGTAGCCACCGTAAGTGTCCACAATGATTTTGCGCCCGGTCAGCCCGGTGTCTCCATCTGGACCGCCAATAACAAAACGACCAGTGGGGTTGATATAAAATTCTGTGCGATTGTCCACATAGTTTTCAGGAAGAATAGTTCTAATTATTTCTTCAATGGCATGACGCACACTTTCAATGCTGACATCGTCACTGTGCTGAGTGCTGCACACCACTTTGCTGATGCGCACAGGTTCACTGCGATCGTTGTATTCAAATGTGACTTGACTCTTGGCATCTGGGCCAATCCATGTGGTGAGGCCAGATTTTCTAATTCTAGACAGCTCTTCCACAATGCGATGGCTCCAGTATATGGCACTGGGCATGTAGGCATCAGTTTCGTTGTTGGCATATCCAAACATCAAGCCCTGATCTCCTGCACCAAACGTGTCTGTGCCCAGAGCAATGTCTGCGCTTTGGCCGTGCATGAGATTAGTGACTTTGACTGTGCGCCAATCAAAGCCAGATTGTTCATAGCCAACGTTGCGTATCACACGCTTGACTGCGGCTTCAACTTCCTCGTTGTGCAAGATACCTTTGTATTCACCTGCCACTACCACTGTGTCTGTGGTCACAAGAGTTTCACACGCACACCTTAGGCGGTTGTCATGCTTGCTCATCACAAGATCCAACACTGCATCACTGATGGCATCGGCCACTTTGTCTGGGTGGCCTTCACTCACACTTTCGCTTGTAAACAAATAACTCATAAATTTAAACTGTAATGTCTTCCATACCGGCTGTGCGCAGCCGCACAATATGACCCATTTGCCACTGTTTGGTTTCAAGGCCTTTCATCACACCCAACCAACGGTTGCGCAGCAAGGCCACTTCGTTAATGATAGTCTCAAAGTCAATGACTTCGTCTTCGCCATCCACGTACTTTTCAGCGTCCCTACTAGTTAGTGCGCGAGCATAGGCTTCAAGATATTTTTGAAAATGCTTTCTGCGAATTTTGCGCAACTGAATGTTGAGAAACTGAAGCACAGCTTCAATCTCTTGTAGTTGATTGAACCTGTGCTCGGTGTGCCCTGGTAATTCTTTGATGTTGCGTTCGACCAAGCCACCAATTCTACATTCGCGCTTGGCTTCTTCTAGTTCGCGTTCATAGTGAGCTATGAAGTCTGGTATGGCATCCAGACCAGCAACTATGCGACTATACCACATCACTCATCCCATTCGTCTTCGTTGTAATCTTCTTCTTCAGAATCTTCGTCTTCGGCGTAGTCTTTGTCGTTGTCCAGGTAACTGGTCAAGGCCGTTTTGATATCACGATCGCCCTTGAATGCTTCTTTGATCTGCTCAGCACCACAGTCATTGTCCATCAATATCTGTACCACTGTTTCAGCTGCTTCGGTACGATCAACAGTGTTGATGTATCGTTTTAGCTCTCCCCAAATGTCACTTACCACTTGTTCTGTCATTCTGTGTCCTCCTCAGCGGTACTTACCGTTTCTTTTTGATTTTTGAAGTCGGCCATGAGTCGGTCCAAACAACCATCTTCATTTGATTCCCAACCTTTGCGGAAGAACTTGATAATTTCTCCGTCTGAAGTTACAAACATCAGTCGATTGCCATCTTTCTTGAGTAGGCCTTTTTTCTCAGCCAAGTCAGTGAGTCCAGAATAAGGGTTCATGCCAGTTTCATAGGGAATCTTGACCTGCACACCTTCAAAGGGTTTGGCATAGCGAGTTTTCATTACCTTGCAGGCCGATCGAATGCCCATGACTTCTGAGATCTTGTTGCCATCCTCGTCCTCTTTGAGTTTGAGTTTTTTCATGGCCACAACAATAGAACTGGCGTAAATGAAACCTTGACCGCCGGAGATTTTATCATCAGGGTCAAACATATCCTGTGATGCGTAGGTGTGATTGGTACAAACCAAGCCCACATTGTATGAACCAAACATGTTCACACAGTTACGCACCAAGGCAGTGAGAGCTTTGGGCTTACGGCCCAGATCACCCTTCATTTCGCCTGAATCAAACTGATTCACATCAGTGGGCGTCAACAACATGCCCAGTGAGTCAATCACAAACATGACCTTGGGACGCTCGCCTTCGGCCAAGGCTTTGTAGTCACTCATGAATGTTGATATGGTCTTGGCCACATCATCAATCATGGCCATGCTCAATTTGAGCAGTTTGCTTTCACTGGTGTCCACGCCCAAGGCCTTGAGCCAGTCTTCGTCTAGTGCATTTTCACTGTCAATTAGCACCACAAAGATGCCTTGCTCTTGTGCGTTCTTGATGATGTTGCCAGAACAGATGTAACTTTTGCCGGCACCAGATTCGCCGGCAAACACAGTGACCTTGCCTAAAGGAATACCGCGATTGAAGTCGCCTGAGATCAAATAGTTCAAGGCATAGTTGCCTGTGGAGACCCAGTCAGTGGGATCGTTGAAGCCTATGCTAAGGCCGTCAATGCTTTTGGTAATTTCTTTGCGAAATTTTGAAACGTCAAATGGTTTCCCCATGTTTTACCTTTCGAGATAGGAACACACGGGGTCGCCCCCGTGTGTTGATTTCTAATCACTGCTTGTTTTGACGAGCACGGATCATGGCCAAAATGTCTTGTGCATTTTGACCGCTGGGCTTGCTGGCCTGCACTGGTGCTGCGGCTGCAGGAGCCTCATCAGTGTCAAACGGGGCATCATCGTCCTGAGCAGCAAGCGCAGGCTTGACCACAGGTGCTGCCTTGACCACAGGTGCCGGTGCAGCATCTTCGCTGTCGCCTTTGCCCGGTGCTTGTACGCCAGCCGGACGGAAGTACTGACCCCAACGCTCGGTGTCATAGGGCTGACCATCTACTGAAGCCTCAAACATTTCTTTGATCACACGAAGCTCAACGTCAGTGGGCTTCTTGGGCAAGAATGTTGAAAGGTCAAACAGGCCGTGCTTCTCAATGGCTGCCTGTTCGGCTTCTGTGAGTGCACTCTCTTTCCTGGCCCATTTGCTGCCGTTGTAGTCAGCAAATCCACCTTTGGATCCTTTGCTGATGCGGAAGTCCAAGCCACGCATGTAGTCGGTTGGCAATTCTTCCAACTCAGGATCCATCAGTGCACCCTTGATGGTGGTAAAGATCTGCGGCCCAATGATGAACCTGCGGATGGGATTGTCTGGAGTTTTGTCATCGGCCAAGGGATTCTCACGAACAAAACCTTGGAACACATAGCTGCGTTTCTTCCAGTATTTGCGACCCATGTCCTCAAGACTCTTGTCTTTGAACCAGGTACGAACTTCGGCCAAAATAGGGCAAGCGTCGCCCCACATCTCCACGCAGGGCACTTGCACCATGACCTGTTTGGATTCCATTTCGCCTTTGATGCCAGCAAAGGGCAGGCGAATCATTGCACGTTCGACCCAGAAAAATGTGTTCTTTGAGTTACCATCTGGTAGGAAGCGAATTGAGGCGCTTTGGCCTTCTTCCATGTTCCAGTGTGGGTAAATGGAGTTGTCTCCACCGGTGGATTGCCCACCTTGTTTGTTTTCAGCTGCCTGTAAACGTGCTCGAATTTCTGCTAAAGATGCCATAGTATTTTCTCCTTTAAAAGTTGCCTATGTTGTGTTGCCTATCTAACAATGTAGATTGAGTTGCCTGTGACAGCAAATGAAAAGCGCATACACCAGTGTAGTATATGCGCTGCAAACACTTGTGTCAAGTGTATTTATGAGTTATCTGCCCAAAGCCAATTTTTTCATTCGAGCAATTTCACTTTCGTAAAAGCTGTCTGTGACACCACCGCGATAGTCCATGGGATCAGTTGAGTCTTCTGCCATACCTTGCTCTGGCAAATTGGGTTGGACATGTTTGCCATGTGCGTCTTTGATACTGCCTTTGAGACTGGTAATTTGATCTCTTGATGGCAAGCCTTTTCTTTTGCCAACAAGATTAAGACTGTGCTTGATGCCGCTACGTCCAATACCTTGGCCTTTGACCAGTGGATCATTGCGATCAAATTCGCTGCCTACTCCACCTATTCTACGTTTCTGACCTGGATCGTTTTTTGGTCGTTCTGGAAAATCATATCCATAGCCAATATTATCATAATCATCACTATCGCCAGGTTCTTGTGTATACAATCTGTCTTTGTATTTAGGATCACGCCATCTAGCAGCTTCTGCCATTTCTTGTGATTCCATGGCACACTCAGAGAGCCCATGTTCAGGGCAGTATTCGCCCTCCATGGTCATATTGCAAGTGCCTCGGCCTTCACGCACAGGTGCTTCGGCACCAGTTGTGGGTGCTGCTGGTGGTGTGGCTGCAGATACAGGCGGTGTTGCCGCCGATGCTGATGCGGTGGGCGGTTGCACGCCAGCTGGTGCTTGTTCAGGTGTTTCTATGCCCAGTTCGCGCAGTCGATCCATGACTTCGGTGTCGTTCCAGGCATTGGCCCTGGGGTCGCGTGCTGCCAGTTCATTGAGTCGATCAAACAAAATATCATCGCCCACAAGGTCATACAGTTGTTCAGTGGCGTTGACAGCATCGGGACCCACGATCAACTCTTTGGTCATCAATGTTTTCAGCTTGTCCAATTGCTCCGGAGTTTCGGGCAAGGCCCATGTGCCTTCAACCAACGTGTTGGCCCAGTTTTCAAAAATTTCTGCTTCTTTCATGTGTTCACCTTGTTGTTGAATTTTGGCCAGCAGTGGCAGTGCAGCTTCAATTCTGCTGTCAATGGTCTGTTCAATAAACAGTGTTTTGATGTTGCTTATAACTTCGTCTTGTTCGGTTATGGTAGCTGGATGCCAAGATTCAAAATAGCGTTGATAACCTCGTCCGTGCCCCAGCGACTTAAGATTTTCTTTTAGCGAATGATAGTACTGTTGTGCACCCGAAACTAGTTCTTGCGTTACGCCTTCTAAAATGCGCTGTGCACTGGCTCGATTAAATCTAGACAGCACAGCAATTTCAGTTACCATTTCTGTGATGTGGCAGCCGCGCACATCATAGGGCTTGCCACCTTGCCTCACATGCTCCAACATGGCCTTGCCACCAGCTAGGCTCTTGAAACCCAGTCGGAATCGTTCACCGTCGGCAGTTTCAATGTACATGCGGTCAATGTATCGGTGTCTGGCGTCGTTTTCATCCAACACACGATTGTGCACAATTTGCAGTCTGGCCTCAGTGGGTTGTCCACTGTAGCTGATTTTGCGTGTGCCATAGTAGCCTTCAAACAAGCCTTCTTGAATGGCAGCCAGGCCCTGCATCACATGCTTGAGCTGACTGATGTCAGTAGCAGTGTGAGTCCAACGATTGGTCACTGCTTTGCGGTTCAACTGCTGTATGAAATCAAAGAATTCTTGCTTGTCGTCACCTTCCATGGTGCGCCCAAGATTGTCACCGTACATGACTTTCATGTCATTGTCAATGTCCAATATGATCACCATGGTGCCGTAATTTTTACCAGCACCACTCACATAGTCAAAAGTCAGGGTCTTAGCGTCGCTGGCTGAATCTGTGGGACGCCCTGCACGATCCAGCATTTCAGGGTGAAAATTGCGGGTTGCCAACAAGTCCAGTAACTGTTGCGCAAAAGAGTTCTCTTTAGCCATGGTTGTGTATTTAGCGCATCACGCTGATGAACGGCATGGGCTCAATCACAGTGTCGCCATGATCTTTGAGGTGTGAGTCTAGCTCAATATGATAGCTTTGCAGCAGCAACATCATGCGCACAGCCAACAGCACAGCCATCACAAGATCATCAGTTTCGCCTGGCTTAGCAGCATAGCTGGTGCCGTTGGCCACAAATGTTTTGAGTTCACTGACTAGAGGCCTGCTATGCAGCTTCATTCTATCACTTTCCACCAACACTTTGAACTTGTTGCAGGCTGTGATCTTGGCCTTGGGCGTGGTGTTGAAACCTTTGCGCCAGCGTCGTCCGGTGCTGCCAGTGGTGCTGTTGTCACTCAAAAAATACCCCTGGATGCGATCTTCGCCGTATTCTGCAATGCTGATCAAGGCAGCTTCGCCAATGGTGTTGTTTTCTACCGAGTAGTATATACGTTTGTTGTCTTGCACCACTGTGTTGATTTCGCGCACAATGTCGGCCAAGATACGTATTTGATTGGGAATGTCTGTGCGGTTGTGCCGCCACTCGGCCACTTGCTCTGTGGTGTCAGCTTCAAAAACCTGTATGGCAGCTGGATCACCGCCGGTGCCCAAGCTAGGGTCTAAAGCCACAACATAGATACATTCTCGGCGTATGGGTCTGTACCAACGAACCTGCCCAGTTTTGTGTGTGGGTTCGGTGCCTTCTAGATCCATGAGTTTGATAGGTGAAATCAGGGTTTCATCGTTGATCACAAACTCACAGTCCATTTCACGACGGAAACGTTCTTCACCTAGCTGTGCTTGTTGTTCGTTGGCCCACTGTTCATCGCGATCAGGATGTTCATTCCAATAGGCTCTGAAAGCTCTGAAACCATTAACGCCCAGTCCATTTTCACGCGGATTGCCATAGTCGTCCTCGGTCTTGTTAGCACCTTTCCAGATATAGGCAAACTGGTCCTCGTCAGAGTTGGGAGTGGAGGTTATGATTGCTTTACCGCCAGTGGCCAGTGTGGGCGAGATAGAAGTCCAAAATTCTTTGGCAATGGTAGGCCGCACAAACGCAAACTCGTCGGCATACAGCAAGGAAATAGACATACCCCGGCCGGTGTTTTCTGTGGTTGTAGCCGACACAATTCTTGAGCCGTTGTCAAATTCCAAACTGCCTTTGTTGTAGCTTGTGGCACCTGCTCGGATATGATTGGGGCACAACTCATAAGCAAATCTTATCCTTTGCATAATTTCCTGTGCGCCAGTGTATTTGTGTGCTGCAATCAAAATGGTGCTGTCAGGCACAAACATGGCATACCACAGCAGATATCCAGCAGCCGAAGTTGACTTACCAGTCTGCCTGGGCATGAGGCTGATTGAATAGCGATAATCATGATAGGTTGTGATAAGCCTGCGCTGATACTCATAAGGATGATATCGCATCTTTCCGCGTGTGGGGTGCTGAATATAGAAAAAATGGTCCATGAAGTACATGGGCCCTGTGACGGGATCAGCACATAGTGCAAATTCTTCTAGCTCTTGTTCACTAAAGACTTCGCGTCGATGTGGCGCTTTGACCAGTACAGTGTCAAGCGTGCTTTTCATGCCAATCATTTAAAATTCTTTCAACTAAATTTACCTGCTAGAGTCTTGCTGTCATGGCAAGGAGGATTGTAAAAAATTTTCATAAGCTTGTAAAATATTTATTAGCGGGTATGTATCCAGGTGTAACTGGTCAGTCTAAATGTGTTACGCGGCACAGGCTCCAGCATGCCATGCCACAGCAGGTTACGATAGCCGTTTTGATTGGCACGATTGATCATGATGTAACCAGTGTTGGGGCGCATGGGAAATTGATATCGTTTGCTGGCCCGATCTTTGTACCAATAAAAAGTGGTGCCAAGGTCTATTCTAGCACCAATCCAACACAGTTGCATGGCGCCGGGCATTTCGCCATCGGTATGCAAAGGGCATACAAATCCTGGTTCATCCAACCACCATGCAGTGCTATCATAATCTTGCAATTGGCATCCCACTGTTTGAGCTATATCATGCATAAGGTCATGACAGAACATTTCCCAATTCATAAACCAAGGCAATGCATTGTCATCAATCTTGCGTCTAGGCCAAGATTCTTGACCTTGTTGTCGACTCCAAGGAAGAGTCAGCCAGGGTGTGGCCAGTATTTTGTCCATCAATGGCTGCGGTACCACATCTTCAGCCAGGTACAAGTTGGGTTCTTGATCAACTGGTGTTATTTTCATATTTCAAACTCTGGCCATAATTGTGAGAATGCACCCAACTTGTCGGGGTGCCAGCGAGTTTCGTTATCATGAATGTGCTGACAAAACTGTGCCCACAAGCCACAGTCGTCAGCTTTAACTGACTCAAACTGTTGCAGACTTGTGGTGAAAAATGTATGTTCAGCAGGCGTTGCAATGCCCAAAGACAAAAACTTCGTGATTTCCGCAGCAGCCAGTTGTGCTACTGTGTACCCCAACTGTGCAGGATCAAGATAGTTAGGCTGAAATAAATTTTGCCACAAC